CAAAAAGGTGTTGAGAGAGTGGGGCATCAACAGAGGTTTCACCTACTATGCCCAAATTTACCTACTGGGAATCGCTTACACCTGAACCCCTACTAAATGAGTAATGCTAACTGCAAACTCTCATTTTTCGGGCAGTAGAACCACATATCTCTCAACTTACATAGTATAGCAGTTTTACGTCGTGCTTCAAGGACGAGTGTGCCACTTAGTCTACTGGCACACCAGATGGGATTTCTTTTACAACTGCATTAGTCTGTATTACGTTCCAGTCATCATCTCTCTTATGAGATAGTGCATAGCACTCCCAATTATGATCTATTGTAAAGATGTAAGCATACTCCTCACCTAACTCAAAATAATCATCCACATTAGTGTCTAAACGTGGTTCTGTGTTCTCTCCTCTTGCATTGTAGTATAATACATGAGGTTTACACTCATTTCTATCCCAATCTGTATCAGATGCAAGGCAAGAAATATCACCACCATCAAGCAACTCTGCAACCTTATCTCTTGTGTTAAACTTCTGTTGTAGCATCACACCTAACCACTGTGGATAACCATCCCAGTGATGATACACTGAAAGAATAGCACCATCCGCAAGTTGTAATCCGATTCTTGAACGTGTTGCCATGTTAATCCTGCGTAGTTTCTAATAGTTTACCTACCTTATATTCAAATCCATCACAACGCTCAACATCTTCATAATGTTGGCAATGTTCAAAATTAGATGCAATTCTTCTTGCTTCTGCTTTACTATTTGCACCAACTGTTACTGAATAGTAAACAATTTTCTTTGCCTCAAATGTGTAACTGTTTAATAATTCAGTCATTTTAAAAGGGAGTAAAAAAACACGTGGGATGTTAGTTCTTTCTTCGGTTGCGAACCGAGAGGCACATCCATCTCCTCGTAAAGGACTTACAGGGCGTAATTTCTCAACTGAATTGAGACAACCATAGACCCTTGCCCAAATGGTGAGAGAAAACAAAACTGAGGACTGTTTTTGTATTTTACCTAAACATCATGTCTAAGATTTACAGGATTTAAGTTACCTGATGTCTTAGTAGTTTAGAACCTCGTTTGTTTTCCCATGTGCTTATTATAGTGCATCTAGCAGAGGATTCGACACCTCTTGTACCACTTCTTTAACTGGCACATGATTTTCTATCCATTGCTCTGCTAACTTATAATACTCCTCATTTGCTTCTATACCTATGCAATTTCTATCTGTATTCATACATGCTATGCACGTACTTCCACTTCCCATGCAGTTATCTAAGACTGTATCACCCTCATTAGAATAGGTCTTAATGAAATACTCTATCATACCCACAGGTTTTTGAGTAGGATGAAACTTCAATGGATTATCATTATTAATCACTGGAAACTTCTGGACTGATCTAGGATAACGATCTGTGGTAGTACCATCATTACCAAATGTTGTACTTAAATGATTGTAATTTCTCTTCTTATCAGGTGCTGGTATATTATCTCTTGGTTTAACTGCACCAAATGGTTTATGTCCAGTAGTTTTCAATGGATTATATGTTGGTAACTTACGATAGAATACTAATATATTCTCATGTGCCTTCATTGGCATCTTCTTTGCGTTTAAATGACCTGTTGCTTTATTCTTCTCCCATATCCACTCATACCTGAAGTCTTTAAGATTAGAACATGCAAGTATCTTATCAAATGGTGGTTGTGCTGTTAATATAATAGCACCATTCTGTTTCACTACTCTTCTATATGCTGACCATAGTTCATCAAATGGTATGATACTATCCCATGAGTTTTGTGTAGTTCCATAGGGTAGATCACAAAATACCATATCCACACTACCTTCTGGTAATGTGGACATAATTTCTAAACATTCACCTAAATGTATCTTACTATCCATTATATTATGTTTTCTACTATTATATCATTAAATTCATCTTTTGTCTTCTTATTTCTAACATCAGCAATATCAAATAATATATCCTTTAATTCAACAAGATCGCCATACTGTTGTCTTAATACTCCATCTATTTTAGTACGATTCTTAGCAGATATAACATCATCAAATCCACCAACTGTTCCATCTTTCTTAAATCTTGGTGCTACTCTTGGTAATACACTAACAAATAGAATCTTCTCTAATTCTATATCAGGTGCAAATGCTAGTCTTGCTGCTTCACCAATAGTTGTGTTAGCATAGTTCTTAATATTCTTATTAACATTGCTGTTCATAGCCTTGGCAAGAATACAAACTTTCAAATTACCATCTACATCAAATCCTGCAATATCAATATCAAATGTGCCTCCAAAAGCATCAACAGGTAATTTATATTCAAATTTCCAATCTAAATCTCTCCACTGTGGATTCTTTGATAGAGTCTCACTCAATAAAACCTTATGTAGATCATCAGTGCGTTTGGATGATCTCACATTTTGAAATGATGTTTGTAGGAACCCAACCAGTTGCATGATTTTTTATGTAACTGTAAACATTATAAAGGATCTCCCATCAAAATGAAAGATCCATGTGCAACTTGTTAAACTGTCCTAGTCGTCGTACACTCTACACTCTAATGAGTCAGGATGATTATCACAGTACACCTCTAAATGCTTATCTTCATGCCTTGTATGATAATCATTGATCTTACCTTCATTACTATCAACCACATCTCCTTTATGATACTCGTCATAATCTGCATGAACATTCTCTAAATCTTCCTTACTATACTCCAACATACCATGATTGATATGCTCTTTGTTATCTTTTGGATCAAGATAAACTTCATGTTCTAAATCGTGCTTAATCGTCATAGTGCGTAACCATCCTACTTTAGAGTTCAATAATCTCATCATTATTTATTTTCAAGAGATTGTTTGAAGTTCTCTAAGTGATTTCTTCCTAACAAACTCTTGATTCATATTATAGTACAATTTATGATTTTCTGTCGTAACATAGTGTCCTTTTATGTCTCCATCCTGACAATGCCACCCATAAGCAATGACTTTCTCATCTTCACCATCTATTCTCATTTTTTTACTACCATCTAGGTAAGAATGATAACGTTCGTCTAGGTTAAGCATGGGTTTAAGAAATATGTGTTGATATTATAACATTGGTTATATTCAATATCTATAATCTTTATAATCTCTTTATACTATTATAGTATATCTTAATACTTAATCACCCTGTTGTGCTTGATGTTCCTCAACTACGTCCATAAGATTTTCAAATTCTTTCATACTATCAATATCATATAATAATTTAGATATTTGAGTTATAATTAAAGGTTTTTCATTAGTAGCAGCAGATTTAATTGCTGATCTAATACTACCTTCTGCTTCAAGTAAATAATCTAATGTTTGTTGTGATAGTGCCATAGTCAATCTTCATCCTCATCATTATGTAGTTCAGGAGAATCTAGTTTAAATTTCTTATCAATAGGAGTATAGTCAAATCCAAACTTCTTTAATGCTTCTTCAAATTCTTTACCACTAAGTTTACCATCCCAATAATCATTTTCAGTATAAGATGGATCTTCAATTCTTCTCCACTCTTCATTGGTATTAACTTTTAATAAAGCTAATAGTCTTACACTATCATTATAACATGCTCTATAATACCTCATGTTATCTCTGATAGTATCAAGTATAACCTCATGTATTTCCTGTGGTGTGTACTCACCAACCATTACTTCTCGTAGTGCATCTTGCAGATTTTGTATAGAATAACTATACTCAGATTTTTCGGTCATTCTTGTCGTATTGAATCGCTTGTTGCATAATAACTTGTATTTCTTTAGATGTCAAGTTGTTTAAGAACTTCCAATTAGGATCTTTCTTATCCCATTCTAATGTGAAAGAACCATCACTATTTTGATTCACTTTTAAACTTTCGTTCTGCATCCTTTTCCTCTTGTTTGATTCTTTTCTTTACCATCTTAGCATACTTTATCTCATCTTTGGTGTATAATTCTGGATGTTTCTTTGCTCTCTTGATAATTAATTTTGCTGCTTTCTTATCATTCATAGATTAATATATTATCTTGAATAGGTATTTATTCTGATTTCTCTTTTATATCATATTCTATTATAATCTTCTTACCTGTTCTACCTGCACTATCATAAGTGGTTAGTCTTTCCATCTTACCACCCAATTTCTTATTAATATATGCTAGTTCTTCTATAAGTTCTAGTTCATTTTCAATCATTTTATACCTACAATTTTTAACATTATAAAACCCCTGACATAATATGTCAAGGGTATGATTATTGATTGAATTTACTTTAAGGTGGATGTTGATACTTGTTCATTTGTTTGTTAGGATAAACGTCTAATTGATTTAAACTAAAACCTCCTTACA